ACTTCTCACACGTAATGCATCTTGGTTTGTTTGTTAACTTACCACACACTAAACATGGTTTATTCATATTCGCCCGATTTGTGAGACAACTCTAGCTCGGTAACCACCATTATAAATCACAGTGATGTAATTGTACAATCACCCTGCAATAAGCCTTGCTAATCGTGACCACTCTTCGTATATCCAATTGTGTGAATCATCTTTAATACAATGGACATCACCATTAGGTTCTAAATGTAACACACCTTCACAGTCTTGTACAGGGCAATGCACAGGTTTAGGTGGTTTACGTTCACCATGAATGATTCTAGATAATGTTGTCCATGGTTCTTTTACCTCTAAATAGTAATCACACCATAGATCAGTCTCAGCTAACCAATCGCTATGAGTATTTAATAACTTATAGATTAAATGTAGTTTTGTTTCTTCTTTGGTAGAGCATATAAATGTGTCCACTAAAGATCTTTCTTCTATAACGTAATTAGCCCATTCTTGTAAAGTTGCTATCACACCACGTTTGCCAATAAGATCAACAATTTGGACATTGATAATCAAAGCATGAGACAAGGATCCTCTGCCTTCTTGCTGTGATGATACTTGCTGTCTAAGACTTGGTGATGCGTTCAAGAGATCTATAAATGAGATTAACTCTTTTAGCATTTTTCTTAGTCTTTTACGGCAATATGGACAAGCACCTTTTTCAGAGTTGCCTCTACAAGTAGAACATTTAGGCACGTTTTCTCCTAAGCTCTTGAATCATCTTTTTAACTTCTTCTGGAGGACCTTTTCTCTGATGGTTATTGATGGTTATATGATGGTTAGCAGGGCTCCGGTGTCCTGTGGCCACAGGGCTGGTTTGTCCTGTGAGTATGTCTTGAAAGTCCTGTCCAATATCGAACACAGGACGTGATGTCCTGTCCATCAAAAGACGATATTTGTTGTTAGTAGTAACACCATTGCTCTTTTCTACTATCATGATTTGACCATCATCTACCATTTGTTTGATGATACGACGAACATGCCTCTCAGATGATTTGCATTTATCGCTGATTCTTTTTTGACTTGGCCAACACACACCTTGGTCGTCTGCAAAATCTGCTAATGCCTCTTTTATTGCCGGCCTTATCAACCCAAACAGTTTGCTTAATCGTTCCTGTAATGGTTACTAGATCGCCTCTGGCAATTGTATCTACTACTGCCTCTGCGTAAGCGCCAAAAGCTTTGCAATCCCACCAACTTGTGTCAACATCTTGCCATTGTCCATTTACTTGTTTACGTCCATTGCTGACAACGCTCAAAGCAACAATTGCCATATTTGTTGGAGTAAACTTGATCTCTGGGTCTTTACCTATTCGACCTTTAATCGTTATTGGTGCGCTCATTTTTTATCCTTTTCTTTGCTAGTTCCTTTATCTCTCTTGGTTTTAATCCGCCCCAGATTCCATCGAGTGGATAATTATCAACAGCGTACCTTAAGCATTGAAATTGAACCGGACAATCAGAACAAATGTTCAAAGCCAATCTGACTTCAATGCTTTTTTCAACATTTCCATCTGGAAAAAACCAGTTTGGATCTATTGATGGATCTGTACAGTTTCCTTGTTTCATCCAAGGAACTACCTCATAATCAAAGGTGAAAGATCTTATCATTGATAGCCAGCTTCTTTAAGTAACTGAACAACAACAGAAACTGGCATTACGGCTGGCCAGTTTTCAATGTCTTTTTCACCTTGTCCATTCTGGCGTAAAACAGCAATAGGAATTACTCCTTCTTTGAATCTTTTCTCTTGCTGTCTCATTGTTTCTTTAACAGGAAAACCTTGTCTTGCCTTGATTTCCCAATCAACTCCAATTACACCTTTGATGTCAGTTCCTTGTGCAGACGATGAGGTTGCTTCAGCATAAATCCAGCCGCATTCTTTAAGATATTTGGCAAATATCAATTCGGTTGTCCTTCCTCTTCGTCTCCTTGAGGTTGTTCTCTTTCCCACGAGTTTTTCAGCCATCCTTGCTCCTTTGCTTCTTTGGGGTTTGTTGTAATCCAGTGATGGCAGATAAAGCACAATGCTGCGCAATTCTTTTCATCTAGGATCGATCCCCCTCTAGCTCTGGAAAGAATCTCGTGAACTTGAGATGATGGTGCAATCCAACATCTTTCGCACTTTGGTCTTTCGCTGAGTATCTTTGCAACGAGTTTTCGTCGCAAAACGTATTTTTGTGCCATTTTCTTTGATCTTGCTCTCATGTATATTGTCCAGTCGCTTCTGCTCCAAATTGAGTTCTCAAAGCAGCTGAGACCGACTGACCAATGCTTATCTGTGCTCGCAATGTATTTATTCTTTCTTTGCATGCTCGTAAAACTTGCTCGGCAAGTTCCATTTCTAGTTTTAGATCAGAACATTTAAGATTTGCTTCGTACTTACGCAAATCCATAGATCCAATAGATTCAATAAAAGCCATTGCATAACTTTTCTCAAACTTTGCTTTTTTTTCGACAAAGTCGTGGTCTAATTCGGCAATGTCTTCTGTTGCTTTATCTAAAAGTCTGGACAGTTCGCTTAGACGTTTAATAACTTCTGTTTGATTTGGTAACATTATTTGCTCTTATCTATTTTTTGACAAGTTTTACATACTAGTGGATCGCCCATGAGTCTTTGAAACTCTGGAAAGTATGTCCAAATTCCGCAAGATTCGCACCTAATGATATTAGTGTCAATCATTTCTTTGACCTGCCAAAAATAATTCAAACTTAGTCATGTTTTCAGGCAATTGACCTTTTAAGATTTTACGAGCCATTGATGATATTTCACCAATTGAATTACCTGACCACAATGGTTCATAAGGTAAATATGCACCATTTAAGTAAGTTTTTATCCATTGAGCTCCTGGAATATGTTGTTCGTAAATATGCATAGAACCGACATTGTGAACGTATGCACCCATCTCAAGATCTAAAGCTTTTGCAATAGCACCTTGTAAACCAATAAATTGTGTTAAGTCATATGGCAGTCCAAGATAAACATCATTGCTTCTCATGTTAGTTCTAGCAATAAGTTTTTCGTCTCTGATAAAATATTGCAAATTTAATGTACACGGCACATCTCTTACATTTGCATTAAGATCTTTATTAGAATCAAATATAGTCAAAACTGCTTGTCGAGTTGAATAATCCTTTTTTAATTGTTCAACTACTTTTGACAAATTGCCGTATAATCTCGGTCCATAAGCTCCGTGCAAAATATTGTGATCCATGTAATTGTTAAAAACTTCTGCAGTATCTGTCATGATTTCTGGATCAGATGTTTGTCCAACAAGTTGTAAACACTCGCGTGCTCCAATTTTATGATTAAACTTCCTGTTTTCCATTTTAACAGGAATATGCCATGGACTTTCTATCTTTAATGTCACATTCAGCAATTCTCTAGTAACTTGACCACGAGGCGCAATTGCATCTCCATGTTCGATAGTATATTGAGTTGCCAATTCTAAAGCTTCTGATGGTGTTGCTGTAACTATAAACATTATCTGACCGCCTCGCTTTGAATTATTTTTTTATCTAAATATTTAACTTTATTGTATGCTTGAATGAATAAATTACGTGAAAAAAGAACAAATTCAATTTCTTTTTCTTCACCACGGCTTAATAATTCATCAGCAATTGCATCTTCGGATCTTGTTAAAACTATAAGCTGAGCACCTAGTTTTGCCAATTCCCAATTGCATTGGTCAAATTCTTGTTCATCAAATAGTGATGATCTACCATAGATAAATGGCCATACAATTTCGCCAACATGCCATCTATCTAAAACTAGATTATTAGATCTGATTGGACGGATATATTCTTCAACCCAATTAGTAGAAGTTGGATGAGAAGCATGCAAGTAATCAGCATTTCTCTGATCTGCCAATTTTCTAGCAAACGTTGTTTTGCCTGTTCCGTCAGAACCTTCGATAATTGTTATCATCTAAACTCACCCCAATTTCTATTTGAATCGATTTGTGATGCATTCATAAAATCTGGTTTAACGTCGCCTGCAACATTCCAGACAACAGTACTAGGTTCATGAGGAGCATTAGTCTGGGATAACATAAACCGTTCAAGGCCTTTGCAGTCGTAGGTTGGCGCTGAAGATATTTCTTGATTGATCTTTTCAGCATAATCTGCTGGCTCTCTAAAACCTCTATGGTAGGCTGAAACATCAGCTTTTCCTATTTCACCTGGATGTAGATTTCTGGCAACAGCAACTCCATGAAATTTTGCATTAGGCCAAGTAATTTGCAGAGTTCTTGTCAACACTCCAGTTGAAATAACTGAAACAACATCTTTGGGTTCTGATCGATTTCCCCATTGTTGTAAAGTGGATTTAATTCCAGCAGCAACAACTAAAGGATGATCTAAACCAAATGGAACAAACATTGCA